GGCTGGCAGGGCAGTGCCGCCGATCTGCTCAGCGCCGATATTGACGGCGGCTTGCAGGGTGCTGCGCGCGTGGCCGCCAGCCTGCTGGCGCATGCCTTCACGCCCCCGCCATGAGCACCCCGCCCCCCTTTGACTGGCCCGCGCTGATGCGCCTTGGCCTGCACCGGTTGCGCCTGCACCCGCGCGATTTCTGGGCGCTGACGCCGGTGGAATTGATGATCATGCTGGGGCTGGACAGCGCCCCCGCCCCCCTGACCCGCGCACGGCTGGAAGATCTGGCCGCGCGTTACCCCGACCAAGTGAAAGGCCCGCAACCATGAGCCGCATTTCCGATTTTGAAACCCAGATTGACGCGCTTGAATCGCGCCTTGGCCAGTCTGCCGGGCTGGTTGCGGATTTTGACGCCGAACTTGCCCAGCTGGGCCGCAGCCTGACATTTACAGGGCGCGAAGTGGACAGCCTGTCGCGCAATTTCGGGTCCGGTCTGCGCCGTGCTTTCGATGGTGTGGTGTTTGACGGGATGCGGTTGCAGGACGCGCTGCGCGGTGTGGCGCAAAGCATGTCGCAATCGGTCTATAATACCGCCATGCGCCCTGTGCAAAACGCCTTCGGGTCCGCGCTGGCCCAAGGGGTGGCGGGGGTGATGGGGTCGGTCATGCCGTTTGCGGCAGGGGGCGCGTTCAGCGCAGGCCGCGTGATGCCCTTTGCCAAGGGCGGTGTGGTCAGCCAGGCCACGGCCTTTCCCATGCGCGGGGGGGCCACAGGGCTGATGGGCGAGGCAGGACCAGAAGCCATCATGCCGCTGTCGCGTGGCCCCGACGGGCGTTTGGGCGTGCGTGCAGCAGGCGGCGGCGGGGGCGGCATGAATGTGACCATCAACGTGTCCACCCCCGATGTGGCAGGGTTTGAACGCAGCCAGACCCAGATTGCCGCGCAAATGTCACGCCTGCTGGCCCAAGGCCAGCGCAACCGCTGACACCAGATAAAAGGACGCCGCATCATGGCATTTCACGACATCAGATTTCCGCCCGCGCTAAGTTTCGGCGCGCTGGGCGGGCCGGAGCGGCGCACCGAAATCGTGCGCCTTGCCAACGGGTTTGAAGAACGCAACAGCCCATGGTCCGCATCGCGCAGGCGCTATGACGCGGGCACAGGGTTGCGCGCGCTGGATGATCTGGAAACGCTGATCGCGTTCTTTGAGGCCCGCCACGGCATGCTGCACGCCTTCCGCTGGAAGGATTGGGGCGATTTCCGGTCTGCGCCCGCATCAGTGGAAATCACCGCCTATGACCAGTTGCTGGGCCATGGGGACGGGCAATCGCGCAGTTTTGCACTGCGCAAGGCCTATGCGTCGGGCGCACAGACCTATTGGCGCGCGGTTGTAAAACCTGTTGCGGGCAGTGTTCTGGCGGCACTGGGGCAGGATGCGTTGCAGGCGGGCGATGATTACACCGTGGATGCGGCGCGCGGGGTGGTGACATTCCTGCGCCCGCCGGAAAATGGCGTGGAAATCCGCGCGGGGTTCGAATTCGATGTGCCGGTGCGGTTTGACACGGATATGTTGCAAATCTCCGTGGCCAGTTTCCGCGCGGGCGAAGTGCCCAAAGTGCCGGTGATCGAGGTGCGGCTATGACCGGCCTGCAACCCCATCTGGACAGCGGCGCGACCACGATTGCGCGCGCATGGTCCGTCACCCGCGCCGATGGTGTGGTGCTGGGATTTACCGACCATGATACCGATCTGGCATTCGATGGCGTGACATTCGCCGCGAATGCGGGCCTAAGCGCGCGCGCGCTGGAACAGGTCACGGGGTTGGCGGTGGACAATTCCGAAGCAGTGGGCGCGCTGATGGATGCGGGGTTGAACGAGTCTGACATCATGGCAGGGCGCTATGACGGGGCAGGGCTGGTCATCTGGCAGGTGAACTGGGCCGATGTCACGCAACGCCAGATCCTGTTTCGCGGCAGTTTGGGCGAGATTACGCGCGCGGGCGGGGCGTTTCGCGCCGAATTGCGCGGCCTGTCCGAGGCGCTGAACACCCAAGGGGGGCGTGTTTATCACGCGGCCTGTGCGGCGGTGCTGGGCGACGGGGCGTGCCGGTTTGACCTGAACACGCCGGGGTATTTTGTGCAGGTGCCGCTGCTGGCCGTCAGTGGGGCGGAATTGCGTTTCGCGGCTGTCGCGTCAATCAGCGCGGGCTGGTTCACCCATGGCCGCGTGACGGTTCAGACCGGGCAGGCGGCGGGGCTGGTGGGGCTGGTGCGCCACGATCAGACGGGCGCGGACGGGGCGCGTGTGATTACGCTGTGGGACAGTATTCGCGCGCCGCTTGTCGCGGGCGACACGGTGCGGCTGGACGCGGGCTGCGACAAGCAGGCGGAGACATGCCGCTTGAAATTTGCCAATTTCCTGAATTTTCGGGGCTTTCCCCATATTCCGGGCGATGACTGGATGACGGCCTATCCCCGTCAGGGCCAGCCCAATCGTGGCGGCAGGATCAGGGGCTAGGGCGCATGGACCCTGCCCCCCACCTGAATGCGCGCGCGCTGGTGATTGCGCGCGGCTGGATTGGCACGCCCTACCGGCACCGCGCGGCAGTATGCGGGGCGGGCGCGGATTGTCTGGGCCTTGTGCGCGGGGTGTGGTGTGCGCTGTACGGGCGGGCCGCGCCGCATGTGCCCCCTTACGCCCCCGACTGGTCCGAAGCAGCAGGGACGGAGCCGCTGCTGCACGCCCTGCGCACCCATTTGGCCGATGCGCCGCGGCCCGCAGACGGGCAGGTGCTGCTGTTTCGCATGGGGCCCAATGCCATGGCCAAACATCTGGGCCTGCAATCGCGCGGGGGGGCTGCGTTTATCCATGCCTGCCCGCGCGCCGGCGTAATCGAGGCGCCGCTTTCTGCCCCATGGGCGCGGCGCATCGTGGCGCGGTTTGATTTTCCCGCCCTGCCAAAGGGCTGAAAACGGAGTAGCATAGAATGGCAACCATAGTGCTTGCAGCGGCCGGTGCGGCCATCGGATCAGGTTTCGGCGGGGCGGTGTTCGGCCTGTCGGGCATGGTCATCGGGCGCGCGGTGGGCGCGACAGTGGGGCGCATGATCGACCAGCGCCTGATGGGGGGCGCGGGGGGCGGATCGCAATTAATCGAAGGGGGGCGGATTGAACGCCTGCGCCTGACCGGCGCATCTGACGGCACGCCCGTGGCGCAGGTCTGGGGGCGGGTGCGGCTGGGCGGGCAGGTCATCTGGGCCAGCGATTTCGTGGAACGCAGGCGCACCAGCGGTGGCGGTGGTGGCGGCAGCAAATCGCCGCCGCAACCCACAATGCGCAGCTACAGCTATTCGGTGTCGCTGGCGGTGGCGCTGTGCGAAGGCCCCGTTCTGGGGGTCGGGCGCATCTGGGCGGACGGGCAGGAAATAACGCCTGCGGACCTGAACCTGCGCATCTATACCGGGGGCGAGGACCAGTTGCCCGACCCGCTGATTGATGCCGTTCAAGGGGCAGGGCGCGCGCCCGCCTATCGCGGGATTGCCTATGTCGTGATAGAGGATCTGGCCCTTGGGGCCTATGGCAACCGCGTGCCGCAATTCAGTTTTGAAGTGATCCGCGCCACACCCGCGCCAGCCCCCCAGACGCTGGCAGATCACCTGCGCGCGGTGGCATTGATGCCCGGCAGCGGGGATTTCGCGCTGTCCACCACGCCCGTCTATACGCAAAAAGGCCCCGCGCTGCTGAACCGGCCAAAGGAAGTGCCCGAAAACCTGAATTCCCCCACGGGCCGCGTTGATTTGCTGGCATCGCTGGACGGGCTGGGGCGCGAATTGCCGAATTGCGGATCAAGCCTGCTGATTGTGTCATGGTTTGGCGATGATTTGCGCGCGGGCGCATGCCGGATCGAACCCAAGGTCGAATATTCCAACCGCGTGGCCCCTGCCGCGCCATGGGTTGTGGCAGGGCGCACCGCCGCGCAAACCCCGCAAGTGCCCCGCGTGGACGGGCGGCCTGTTTTTGGCGGAACCCCGTCCGATGCATCGGTGCGTCAGGCGATTGCGGCCCTGAAGGCGCGCGGGCAAAAGGTGGTCTATTACCCGTTTATCCTGATGGATATTCTGCCCGGCAACACCCTGCCGGACCCGTGGTCGGACGCGCCCACCCAGCCGCATTTGCCGTGGCGGGGGCGGATCACCACCGCCCAAGCGCCCTTACAGACGGGCAGCACGGATGGCACGGCAGCGGCGGCCGCAGAAGTGGCGGCGTTTTTCGGCACCGCGCAGGCCAGCGATTTCACCATATCAGGCGGCAGTGTCAGCTATTCCGGCCCGCCTGAGTGGCGCTACCGGCGGTTCATCCTGCATCAGGCGGCGCTGTGCGCGGCGGCGGGGGGCGTGGACGCGT